CAGTATTCCGGCTGAACAGGTGATTGATGTTCCGATATCCATTGTCCGCGTCCCCCCTGGAGAAACCTCTTGATTCCCGCGCCGGTTGAGACGCGGGAATCAGGTGAATTAATGTTATGTCCTGGTGACTTTAACGAGGACGCCGGGACGCAGGCACAGCGGGAGCGGGTTGGATTCGATATGCAGATCAACCCAGCGGCCCATTTTTTCCATGACCTGTTTGACGTACAACGGAATGCCCGGCGTGTTGACGGCTTCAATGAAATTGCCGGGCGCGTAAATCTGCTTGAAGGTGTTCATCGTGCCCACGGGGAAAATATGGCCTTCGCCTTCAGCGATGAAGCGGCGGGAGACTCCATTCTCATCTGTGGCGACACCGCGGTATTCTTCCCAGATGATGCCGCCGAACGGGAATGCTTTACGGGGGTCCGTGTTGGAGATTTGGGCGGCGGCCTGCCAGTTGACGTAATATTTCTGAACGTTGGTCTGTTCGATCAGGGCATCGAAGAACTCGGGTGAAACCAATGCGTGGGCGTGGCTCATCACTTCGCCCTGTAAATTGTCTTCAATGTGGCGCAAAACTTCCCGGCACTTTTCAGTCGGTTTCGTCGTAGTGACCTCGGCCAGCGGACTGCCGGACATCAAGGCGAAGCTAACGGTTTTGGCACTGATGCCAAATTCGGTGTAGAGGTTGAACAACGTTGATGCGTCGGAATCCAAAATAATGCCTTTCAACGCGCCCATCCGCATGTGTTCAAGCGTAATGGCGAATTTGTTCTTCGCGGCCTGAAGATGCTTGTTCATAACGGACGCCAGCGTTTGCATCTGGTTGGGCTGGCCGAATTCGCGCACGCCGGAAAATTCTTCCGGTTTAATAACGTCGTCAAGCGGGATATGCGGAACGGCAAACGACCGCACTTTCCTTTTGCCCATTTTGTTGTAGTTGCCGGGTGCGCCGACGGGCATGGTTTTCAGCAGATTGAGAATGCCGTTTTGCTCTTCGACAACAGCCGTCCGGGTGGTAATTCCCTCGGTATTATTAAAAAGGCCGAGCTGGTTGACTCTGCCGTACTGATTGGGCAGGATATCGATTGCCGCGCAAAGATTTGCCATGGAAAAGGCGTCTTGCTCAAAGGGGTTGATGATTTCACCCGACACAGATCCGCGCTGTTCGGCCATTTTCCGAAATGTGAACATCAATAAATACAATAAGAATCTCATTTTTACTTTCCTCCTTTTCCGGTCAATGCCGGAATAACGGTTTATTTTTTCTGGATTCCCGCCTGCGCGGGAATGACAGCGAAGGCGGGAATGACTTCTTGTTTTTTTACTCAGGTAGGGAACGGTCGCGATAACCTAAAGGTCACAAGACCGTTCCCTACATTTTTGCCCTATACTTCTGTTACACTAACGATGCCTTTGGCCAGCAGTTGCGCCATAGCGGCGGCTTTCTGCGCGCTGGATACGGCGGGCGATGTCGTCGGCCAAACCAGATTGGCTTCCACTACTCTGGCGTCGCGGACAATGGCGACGGTATTGACATCGGCGCTGGTGGCATCGCAATCGGCAATCAAAACACCATAGGCGTCCTGGGTGCCGTCCACGCCGTCAAAGTTAATGGCGGAGACATCGCCGTCGCCTGCCGGAATGGTCACGGTAAAGGTGTCGCCCACCGCAAAATCGGGGCTGCCATCGTTAAGGGTGAAATTGATCTGGTCGTTGACGTAGGCAACGCCGGCGATGGCATCGGGCAGTGCAAACCCGTCCGGATCTTCGACGGAAAAAATTCCCGCGCCGGATGCCGCGATGATGCATTTGGCGGTGTAAATACCGGCCTTGGCTTTTGCGCCTGCTGTCACGTCCGTCATGGTGCCGGCGCCGGTCGCGCCGGAAACGGCGGTGCCGGTTGTCGGGCATGCGCCCTTGGTCTTTTTTCCCAGCACCGCGCCGACGGCCAGATCCTGACCGATGGCAAGGATGACGGCTTCTCGGGAAAAATTGTTTCCCTGTTCGTATTTCAAAATATCGTTGAGACGATTTGCTTCGGTTTGAGTGGTCATGTTTATTTCTCCTTAACTAGGGGTTTAGGCTGTAGGCTTTTAGACTGTAGGTCTATTTTGTGGCCTTTGGCCGTTTGGTTATTTCTGGATTCCCGCCTTCGCGGGAATGACAGAGGTGTTTATTTTTTAGCGGCTTTGGCTCGCGCTTTGGCGTCTTCAATCAGCGGGCTTACTTCGCCTACGCCCAGGGCCGTCACGGTGCTTTTGATGGTCTGCTGGCCGGACACCTTGGCTTTTTCTTCCATCACTTGTTTGCGGGCATCTTCGATGCTTGCACCGGATGTAATCAGGCCGATGGACATTTTTTCCATGCCGCCCAATGCGCAGAGTTCCAAAACGGAAACGATCTGGGCGCGGACGTTTTTTTCAATTTCGGCTTTGGCGCCTTTCAGATCCACGCCCTTAAGGTCGCCGGCCAGCTGATCAGCTTTCACGCCAAGGGCGGCGGCGATGGCCTCCATGTTGACGGACGGGACGAACAGGCCTTCCCCTTGTGCTTTGGGAACAAACCCCATTTCCGCGAGTGCCGATGCCAGCATATCCGCCGGTGCGTCTGCTACAGCCGCCCGCAATTTTTCCAATAACGCTTTCATACTTCCTCCTTTCACTTTCTTTTTTGATATTTCGCTCATTGCCTTGGTCCAGGGAGTTACAGAGTCGGCCAGGCCGACATCCACCGCGTTCTTTCCAAAATACAACGCGGCTTCCGTATCCCGGACAGCTTGCGGGCTCATGCCGCGATTTCTTGCTACTGTTTTGACAAACAATTCGTAATGAGTGTTGACGATTCCCTGCGCGGATTGCGCGGCTTCCGATGACAGCGGCGCGTGACGGTCAAAATCGTTTTTGTGCGCGCCGGCATAAATCGGCGTGTATTTGACGCCGATGTTTTCATCGTATTTGCTTTGGTCCATGTGTTCCATGATGACGCCAACGGAACCGGCGCTGCCGGTGCGGGGCAGGTAAATCTTTTCCGCAGCCGACGCGAGGGCGTAGGCGGCGGAATAGGCGGCTTCGTTGACGACGGCAAAAATCGGCTTGGTACCGCGCGCGTTATAGATTTCGTCGACCAGGTCAAAGCATCCGGCCACTTCACCGCCGGGGCTGTCCACGTCCAGGACAATGCCGGTGATGTTCGGATCGGATATCGCCGCCTGAAATTGCGCGCGGATGGTTTCGTAAGATGTATCGCCGAACAGCCATTCCATGAATTCATCGGACTTGTTGGCCAGAATGCCGCAGATGGGAATGACGGCAATGCCGCCTTGCGCCTGGACGCCGGGACGCGTGCCGATTCCGGCGGGCAGTGCGGCGGTTTTTCCGGGGATCTGGATTTGCGTGCCGATGTGCGCACTTAATATATTCAAGAGCGTATTGAGGCTTTCGGGGTGCAAAAGCAGCGGTGTATTGATTAGCCTTGCGGCAACCTGCATGATGGATGTATTCATTTTAATTCTCCTGGATTCCGGCCTTCGCCGGAATGACGTTTATGGATGCGTTTTTCATTTTTCATCTCCTTTGGCCGGTTGTGTCTGGCCGGATTCTTTAACGGTTTCCTCAACGGCTTTCTGCATCGCGCCGGATGCGGCGGTCTTGCGCGGGTCGCTGTCCAGGATCAGACCGGCTTTATCAGCGCGGTCATTGTCTTCGACGATTTCGCGGTCAACGTCTTCGATGTCGTCGCCACGTTCCGCAACCACACGGGCACGCGATTTGAATCCGTTGCGGATGGCCATTTGTTCGGCCAGTTGGTCTTTAACGGGATCGACCCAGGCCCAGCCGTCCGGGCACCATTCAATGCGCAGATATTTGCGGCGGTTTTGATAATAATCCGGGATGCGCAAGGCGCCGCATAAAACGGCGGTGTCCATCCAACGCCGGGCAATCGGACGGCAGAATTGGTGGATGAGGATCTGGTATTGCAGTTGGTTCACGCGGCGGCGGAATTCCAGAAGCCCGGCGCGGATGGATGAATAATTGACACCGGACAAATCGCCGGTGAGTTGTTCGTAGGTTATGCCCATGCCGGCGGCCACTTCGCGCAATTGCTGTTTCATCCAGACTTCGTAGGTGACGCCGACATCGGCGGGGCTGGAAAATTTGACGTCCTTCCCGATCGGCAAAACGGGAAACGTTCCGGGCTCCAGGGCGATGATATCATTGCTGTTGGCGTCCTGATTGGTCAGTCTCCGGCCAAATAATGTGCCAGCGGTCACGCCCTCGGCGTTCATGGTCTCGGTGATGAAACCGCCAAACATGGCGGCGGTTTTCTTGCGGACAAGTTCGGCGTCTTCATATTGGTCCAACTCGTGCAATTTAACGATGATGGACGCGAGCCAGGGACGGCCGCGCATTTGCCCGATGCGCACGGGCTTGAAGACATGCAACATGTCTTTTTTGAGTACGCGGATACGCTCTGTGGCGCCGGAATTAAAAGACAGCATTTCACCGGGATGTTCATTCCAGACCCAATAAGCCTGGCGGCGGCCCAGCTTGTCGATTTCAATCGACATCCTGATTTCGTTTCCGTTAGAGGCGACGCTGTGAAATGTTTCGTCCAGATGATCGGCTTCCAGCAGTTGGAGTTTCAAGGGCACGGTGTCATATTCACCGGGGCCGACATCAATAAAGCGGCAAAGGAATTCGCCCGCGTCGATCAGTCCGGAAACGCCCTGGCTTTGCTGGCCATAGAATTCCAAAAGATCGTAAAAATCAGATTCTTTTGTCCAGTCGTCCCAGAGTTCCTGTATTTCCTGTTTTAACGTGTGATTGTTTTTGATCTGCCAGCGGGGATTGATGCCCGACCCGATGATGTTGGCAACGTAGCTTTCGGCGCCGCTATCGGCCAGCGGGTTGTTGCGGCGAAGTTCGCGCGAACGGCCGCGCAAATAATTTAATGACGAATAGAGGCTGGTGTTTACGCCGGCGCCGGACGTGCCCCAGGTGCTCATGCGCCGGCCAGTTGCCGCGCCTTCATATTCACCGGTCATCGCCGCGCGCGGTATGTTGCGTCCGTATCGATCGACTATTTTGAGCACTGGCAAAGCCATGGCTACAACCCCTTTTCCGTCGATGTGAGCACGTAGCGCCGCGTGGCGGTCGATGCCGAATTGATTTCCGCCGTCATGGCTTCGCGCAGGGTTTGCAGTGATTTGATATCAGCCGGGCCGTATTCGATTGTCTTGCCGTTTACGGACACGCTAACAACGCGGGTGCCCTCTGCAAGAGCAACGATGGCGGCCTGGACTTTTATCAATTCTGCGGCGGTGTACATAAGAGACCCCGGTTCAAGGTTCAAGGTGCAAGGTGCAAGGTTTTTCTTGATGGCCTTGCGGCCTTGATCCATTTTGTTGGGGGCAGAATCGCAGAATAAAGAGAACGGAACAAGGCGCTCCATTCCACTCCATTCCACTCGGTTCCAAAAAAATGCATTAAATAGTTGATGGTTGATGGCGAATTGTGGATGGATATAAAAAGAAACCACCCTTGCGGGTGGCGCGAGCCCCTGGGAAGGGGCTGAGGTGTTTGTCATTCCGGCGAAGGCCGGAATCCAGGATTTAATAATTTACTAATCTTGGAAATCTATCCATATAAACATTAAACCCGATTTTCTCAAAGGGGTCTTTCCAGTAATTTTCAGGATCGTCTTTATCGATTAATGCTATTTCTCCATATATGCCCTCTGATTCACAAGTCCCAACAACAAAAATGCCATGTTTTTCGCAAAGCAATTTTAATTCATTGGCAAAATTTTCATATTCTTCCTTCGTCTTCATAATATTTTTCCTTTCTGGATTCCCGCCTTCGCGGGAATGACGATTGTTTTATCTTTTTTCCGGACTTTTTATAAGCATAGCCGCACTTATCATTTGGAGGGCACGAGTGCCGGAATCCAGGATTGCCCCTGGGTAGGGGCTGGGGTTGTTTGTTTGTTATTTGTTAATAATAGGCGGCGGTGGTAATGGCATCCAATGAGTAGGTTCTGGAAACTTTTTTATTGAATCATATCCTCGCCAGCATTCTTTGCCTACATTTGCCCTATACCCGTCGTCTTGTGGGCGGCAAATCCCATAGCTTCCAACTCCAATAAAAACAGTTTCTTGATATACCCGACATAATAATATTCTTGTTCCATCCTTGGGGGCCGTGTCTATTAATTGCCAATCCATTATTAAAACCTCCTTTCTGGATTCCCGCCTTCGCGGGAATGACGGTTATTTTACTTTCAATATCTTCGCGGCGGCGGGTAGCCAGGGCGCGTCTTTGTGGTTTTTGATGGCCCAGGCATAAGCCTGGCGCAAGATAATATATAAATCACTCTGCCCGATGGACGGCTCTGGTGTTTTGCTGCCCGGAACAATCAAAAAGGGCGCTGGCGTCAAATATTATATCGTATCCATCGCGGCGCAAGCGGTTGATGTACCGCTGGGCAGTTTTCGGTGTGCACCCCATTTGCCCGGCAATTTCCGTGCAGTTGATGCGGATTCCGGACAGCAAGGTTCGGCGCAACCAGTTGTAACGGGCGATAAAGCCTTTTGATACTTTGCTGTATTCGTTATTTTTGCTGGGCTTGAATTTTGGCATTGCGTCTATTTTTCTTTTTCATCCTTATGCCAGCGAGCGTTGGCTATTCTTTGGGCCTCTTCAGTCGTCAATGTTTTTTTGCCTTTGCGACGATGGACTCGCGCGGCTTCACTGACAACAAGTCTTTCCGGGATGTCTTTTCCACAATGTGGACATTTCATTAGTTTTCCTCCCTGTGTGTAAATATTTTTCCGCGCTGGTATATTTCTTTTGAATGCAGCGCATACAGCGCATCAATGGCGGCGTCGTATTCACTGCGTGAAATAGACGTCAATTGCTCGCGCACGATGTCGCGGAACATCTGCATAGCCTCCCAATGCAGACCTATCGCGCGCAGGCCCTGCACAATGGATCCGTCCAGAATGACTACCTGCAAAAGGTTCTGATCCGTGGACAGAAATTTCCGGATGCGCTCATCAGGATAAAGTCCCGCGTGAAACGGAGCATCCATGTAGGATACCGGCGCTGGGAATTTAAATACCCAGCAGGCCAAAATAATATCTCCCGCATGCCGGTAAAGTGAGTAACGCTCAAAGCCTGCGGCTAAAGCCTTCTTTTCAGATTTAGCTGGTTTTTGAAATTGAATCAGCATCTGCATATCACCGTCAGGCCCGATCTCAAAATGCAGCCCGTCCTGTGGCGGGATAGGGCCGCTGTATTTTTTACCGACTTCAATAACGTTCATAAATCACTCCCACGATCTGGAATATTGATGATTCCGGAAAGAATGGGCAATGCCCAGTTGCTGTTTCAGCCGAAGGTATTCTTCCGGCTCCATTCCCAAATTATTGCATATTTCCTCATCCATCAAACCGAGGTTTTCCAGGTTGACGATGAGGTCGCTCATCAGTTCTACCTGGTGCATTCCCTTGATCCGGTTCATCAGGACGGTCAGTTGCACGGCATCATGATACGGCAAATCGAGATCAATCACGGAAACCTTTGTTGCCCCGAGTTGCTTTAATTTTTCATAGCGGTGATAGCCATCGATGATCCGGTATTTCTCTTCTTTCTTGTCCCAGGTGACAATGAGCGGGAAAAGAAAACCGAATTTCAGGATGCAATCGCCCAGCAGGTGCATTTCATTTTTTGGCATCTTATTCGGGTTATAGTTATTTGCAAACAGTTGATCCATGTTGACAATTTTTGATTGCCTTATAGTAATGCCATCCATTTTTCTTTCATCCTTTTGATTTTTTCATCCTTCTTGGTGTCAAACGGCCGGGAGTTTTCATAATCGTTGATCAACAGCTGGCCCACCTGTGACTGATATGTCTTTTCAGATTCGGTCTGATTGGCAAAACGCTTGATAAATCTCTCCCGATGTTCATCGGTCGGGATGTTGGCCAGCAGGAAATCGCGGAATTCCTTCCAGTTCTGATAGTGCTTTGGCAATGTTTTGTTATCGAACATCAGTTTTTCGGCAGCATACCGGCTGGCCGAAGCAATCCCGCCGATCCGCTCGCACAGCCGGTCATAGGTTTCCGGTTCGAAACGCGGCAGATCTATCAGGCATTTAAAAGATTTTTCGTGAATCAGATTGGATATCCTCATCTTTTTATAAATGCTGTAGCCGTCCATGAACATGAGATCGTAAATCTTGTTATACTCAATATCGTAGTCATAAATGAACTTCCAGATATCATAAACCGTCCAGTCATAAATAGGATAAAAGGTTTTGATGTCGCCGTGCATCGATCCCCACTTGAGGCCGTTCCATCCTGGGAATTTTGTGACGGCCCGATAGCGCGTGATACTTTCGTCCGCCCGCAGACCGACCAGGTACGCCGCCGATGTGTCCTTTTTCTCATACCAGGTAATGAAATCATAAAACCGCTTGGGATAATCCTCATCGATGCTGTGGATTGCCAGCGGGTCTTTGTCGCGCATCCACTTTTCACCATTGCCCCAGGCGTAAAGAAAATAATCGGAGTAGCTAGTGGCGTTGGTCATGTAAAGCGGCACCTGATACCAAAACGGGATAACGCTGGGGTGCTGCATCATGTCCCGGATGATGATGGCGGAGTTTGCATATTCGGCTTCCTGATCGATAAAAAATGCGCTGATCTTGCGCCCGCGAATTTCGGCTTCCTGGACACACAGGTAAAAGAGCACGGAACTGTCCTTGCCAGATGAAACAGATACGCTGATGTGTTCGAAATTATCAAACAGCATGGCGATGCGTTCGCGCGCGGCGGCCAGCACGTTTTTAATGAGGTATGTTTTCATACATTACAACCTCGTTATATATCCCCATCCGGCGGATGTTTTCTTCGACCATAAAACGATAGATTCCCAGATCCGGCACGATGATTTTTTCCGGCTCGGGGAAGAGCTGATCAACTTTCGGCCGGCGGCGATAGGAATCGAAGGAAATATCCAGCTGATAGCGGGCATTGGCCTGTTTCAGCAGGTCATTGATGATTAATTTCGGCGTATCGCGACGGGCAAAAACCGCTTCTTTGACCTGTGCATACCATTCTTCATCGGTTTCATCGACATCGTCAAATTGAAATTCCGTCGTAAGCGGGTCCAGATCGGAGATGGTATCCGCCAGAAACAGGCGGATGTTGTCTTTTGCCAGGCGGCAGTCCGGCACATCCCGGTAAAACCAGTGTTCCCATTCCGTCTCAATAGCAAAACTGTATGTGATGCCGAAATTTCCGCAGTTGGCAATGGAGTAATGAAACCAGAGACGCCAGGGCTCGCCGATGAATGGTTCATTGTCGATGCAGATTTTACGGATATTCGGCGTCATGGTTTGCAGGTACTCGTTGACCATGTCGCAGCGGTTGCTGGGCGTGATGATCCGGTTCAGGCCGATCACGACGATCATTTCCGGTTGAAACAGCGGGTATTTATTTTTATATTCCAGAAATTCCATGTATTCAGCCCCGGGGATTTTGGGCAATTGATAGCCGAAGCCCTCCCGGTAGAGGACTAAGGTGTTTGCCGGCGGGTTTTCAATCATCGCCTTTGATGTGTCTTTCAGAAACTGTACACGCATAGTTTCCGCCCAGTTTATTGACTCTGTCGATTGCCACGGCCAGGCGGCGCGAATTCAATTCCGTGCCGACAAAGCCCCGCTCATTTCGATACGCCGCGACTGCCGTGAGTCCCTGCCCGGTGCATAAATCGGCCACAATCCAAACAGGTTCGTTTTTTACAGCCTCAAACGGCGTATCGGCCTCATCCATACCAGCAAAATCAAAAGTCTGCAAGGACGGCCCGCCGCGCAATAAATAGCAGGGATTTTTCTTATAATACGTAATCGGCCATTCCTGG